ATCTTCATGATCGCCAGGAAGAAACCCAATTTCACGAGTAGGAACAAGACTCCTAACAATATAAATTTTTTCGTAGGACGTAGTTTCATCTAATACTTCCTGCAATGCTAAGTATAGCATGATAAAAGTCTTACCTGTACCAGCAGCACCATGTAAAAGCAAGTTCTTACCTGCCTTATACTCATCAAAAGCAATCTTTTGATTGTCAGTAAGAGGCTTGATCTCAGTCATGTATGACTTGTCAATAGGCTTCTTTCTTTTCATCATTTTGACACTCATCCCTTGAGGGACTGGTGCATAACCGTTTCCAGATTTCTTCTTCGCTCTTGGCATTATGTAAAACGACTTAGGTTTGCAAGTGGATGTGCTGATTGGACTTTAGACATGACTTCTTTGAATCCATCAGAAGACTTTGGTTTACCATAGATGGCATCAGTCTTTTGATTACCAAAGTATCTTTCCATGTCTGGATTGTCCTCTTTGTATTTATCGAGGGCAGTCATTGACATAGTAAGCTCAGTAATCTCACCTGTCTTCTTATTAATAAAATCGTAACGAGGCATTGTTGAAAAGTTCTATTGGGAGTATATGGTCTCAGTCTATCCGAATGCATGGTTGAACATCATTCCAGTAGTTAACATCCTTACAGTCACACTCATCACCTTGACACCAACCTAAGGCATTGGCAATGATTGGAAAATTGCAGACGAAATGATCACGACATGCCTCTGCTATATCCATGTGTTCTTTCTGCGTACCATGTGCAGAACGTAAATCTATATAGTGAATCCAAGAACGGATACTACCTGTCATATAGAGTTTGGTAGGGGTACAAAGAGGTAGTACAAACCGTGCACACTCCTTTGCTATACCATCTTCAAGCATCTTATTATATAATTCCATTGAATGTTTGAAGTGTTCTTCCATCAGGATCTGATACTTCTTAACAAGGAATGGATCAACATCATCAATACTATTCTGTCTGTTCTTAGTATCCTGACGACGTAATTGAGGAAGAGGTATCTCTTCTGATAACAAATTAGTATCAGCATACCTCTGTGAAAATTCTTGGAAGGTAAATGATCTGTGCCTTAGTATCTGTGCAGCAAGACCTCTAGTGGTACTGATCTCAAGGGTCATGAATGCCTGTTCAAAGACGCTCCAATGCCCATGATTTATACAATACCTAAGTAGACCCTCTACCTTAGGGTTGCCCTGATTATTGGGGTTAGAAACCCTCGCCACGTAACCAATGGTTTTCTCTGCATCAGGAGTAACAGAGATCAAACATACTTTATTGTGCTGAGTCATGCTTAAATAATATACGAGACATTACAACGATACCGAATGCTTTAAAGTATCCGATAGTAGCCAAGCCAAATAGACCTGGCATGATCCAATTCCATAAGAATAAAAATACTATAGGGGACGTTACATCCCAAAGAAACTGTACGGCAATCCGTTTACTAAGTGCCTCATCCTCTGGTTTAATAGGATCAGGGAGTGGTGGAGGAGTATCTTTCCTTGCATACACACTCATTATTTTTTCTTTTTGGATTTTGACTGGTTCCATAGGGATGGTTTAATTCTTCCGTCAGTTTGTTTAAAAGACTTAAAGTCTTTCTTATAAAAATCATAGTACATATCAAATAAATCTGACTCTTTAACAGTCATCGTTACATCATATGCAATACGACCTTCCTTCATATACTCTACAAGATAAGAAGAGTAAGGTAACTTCTTATCCTTTGCAACAGTTGGATCACAATCCTCATGTAGGATAGTACATCCAGAATTAAAAGGAGATTTCTTTTCTTCTTCCTTCTTCTCTTCTACGACTTCTTCAGCCACCACGACCTCCCCATTCAATAGAGGGAAATGCCTCAGAGATTACTGCTTTAGTAATACGCTTATACTTTGAGGTGAGTTTACCATCCTTAATTAAGCATAAAAGTTCTGCTTCCTCAGCAGAGAGTCCTTCAAGCAATTGAATGAACATAGACTCACGTTTTAAAGCCTTTAACTTAGGGTCACCACCTTTAACATAACGATAGAAACCTCTGGATTCTTGCTCTAAACGAGTATGATCTGTTCCTACAGGTGCTTCGTTAGGAGTGTATGGAACATCGCCTTCAGGGATCTCAGAGACCACGCTGTCATCGTAGTTCCAAATCAATAGCATCCGTAAAGCAGGAGAATTATTCTCCCTTAACAGATCTATCTTTTCTTTTTTTGTTTTTGCATTAGAAACCTTACGTAAGATTTCACTGATTAGTAACCGAGGGTTACTATTTTCCATAGTTTTAGGCATAATAATTAATCCTCATCATCATCTTCAAGTTCAAGTATGTCTTTACGAATGTAAATGAGTTCATCGTGTATTAGATTACCATTTTCATCCAGCATTTCAGGGTGTGTAATTGACTTAGAGTAAGCAGCGTTTTCAATGTAGTCTTCTACATATCCTTTTGCTAACCATGCAATCACGATCCCCAGAAGAAAGGCACCGATTACCATTAATACAACTAATGCAATCTCCATGTTACCTCTCGTAGCTAGATTTATTTAGCTGCTATCAAGTATAGCATATTTCTGAGGAATTGTCATCCCATCCTTCCACCACTTCAAACTACTACGATGCCAAGCACCGTAAGCTGGGTTGTCTTCTACGATCTCTCGGAATTTTATCTCATTAATATCCAACTCATCTACCTGATTTAATATGAAATCAAACTTAGGATCTGTAAACTTTAAAGACGATGCATACTTCCAGAAGGGTGTGTCATACTTAGATCCAAATTGATAGTGCCAAAGAATAAAATTTTGTAACTCTTTTATATGTGAAATGATATGAGCAGATGCATCAGGTACAGATGCTTTCTTAAGACAAGTTACAGTGAAGGCATCCTTTGCCCACTGTAGATAAGTATGGACTGCTGTTGCTTCTAAAGGTTCTAAGAAGAATAACCTGTTACCATTCAAGAATATTCTATCATCAACTACAGGATTCTTTGCACAGTAACTCTTAAAGTTTAAATGATTAGTGATCTCTGCATCAAACATATCCAATAGATTTGATTCAGCATCTTCCTTAGAAGTTATGTCACTGTTATACAAGTAACCTATAGCACCAGAGGATACCTTAGTTGGAATTATAAATGCCCAACCATCAGGTGTTGCTACTGATCTAGTCCATAGTGTTGTTGATGTATCCCAATTAGGTTTAGCAAGTACAACAGCATTGATAGGATTGATTAAAGTATCGTAGTCACTATAATCTTTTGGTTTACCTCTACAATCAAACACATAATCAGCATCTACATCTTTAGGATCTGGTATATTATCTTCTACTACATTAAAAAATCCTGACTTCAAAATATAATTCTGCATCTCCGAAGGAGAAAAATGCATACCTAACGCATGAGATGGAAAGGGATGAAAGACTTCTTCATTCACCTTACCCCAACCTTCATACAAAATACCTGTCTTAGGAGTAGCATTTATAGTATTGTTATGCCAGTTGAATCCTAAAGCATCATCCAATAGTTCAGGTTCATTTGGAAAGGTTGCCTGTCCTACTGGTTCTGGTTTTATATCTGGGTTATGTATTAATTCAATCTCAACATCATGATGCCGAGTGAAGAATGCATAATGAACTGCAGTAAAACAACCTGCATTACCTGCACCAAGTATAGTAACTTTCATCTACTGTAACGCACTGCACCATTTAGTATAGCATATAAGTAATCAATTACAATACGTGCTCTTTCTTTACCAAGGTGACCGTATGCTTCTGTTGCAGTGCTCTCATCATCTTCAATATACAAACGTAAATCCCTAATGATAAGAGCAGTGTTACCTGCTGTTGATGATGTGATAAACTCTTTAACTGATTCTTTACTAACACTTTGTTGTATTAGATACGAGTAACAGTCGAACGAGTAATCCTCATTTTCAAATGCATTATCAATAGCATGCTCAACCAGATCGTATAGTTCTTCCATCAAATCATATTATTTTCATGCAAGTATTTAACAGTCTCTTGACATCCACCAAGATTTGTTCCATTTAATACTACTTGAGGGAAGGTTGATCCATTACCGAACTGACCATAAAATGCTTCTCTTGTGAAGTCTTTCTCCAAAGTATACTCCACATAATTGTATCCTTTCCCACCTAAAACTTGCTTAACCTGTGTGCAATAAGGGCAACCGCCTCTGGTATAAACTGTGAAATTCATAATAGTTCAAAGAAAAAAAGGGTATCCGAAGATACCCTTGTTGTATAAGTATATATTCTGTTATTAGAATACGAACTTAGCACCGATTTTACCGCCCCAGTCAACGATGTTGTCACCAGAAGCATCCTCTCCGTTAGAAGCACCAGAGATCTCTCCATAAAGAGCTAGATCTTCTGTAGCAGCGAAAGAAGCACCGATCTTACCAGAAAGTTCTGTTTCTGTATCGTCAGTTGACTCAGCATGGTTCAATGAAGGACCACCTTGTACATAGTATGCAATCTTACCACTAGTTGTTGTTCCCTCGTAACCGATATGGATGTCAGTAGCTGCAGAGCTATAGTCTCCATCAGGATATGAAAGGTTGCTCTCGACATTCACATATGGACCAGCAAAAGCTGCACCAGCGAGTAGGAATGGAGATGCTGCTACTGCAGCGATTGTTGATTTAATAGACATGTTTTTATTTAAGTATCTCGCACGGAAAAACCCTGCGGATGATAGACTCCCTCGACATGGGTGTCTTGTTTAACATCTTACGCAGGGTACGATTCTTTCGGGCCTGTGTTGTTATGTTAAGTTATTTATACTAACAGATTACTCTCCGTTTGTCAAGGTATCCCTAAACATTTCTATATACTTCTCCTTATCACCCCAAAATTGCTTCCCATCCCAGTCAGGTAGGACAATAATATCATCAGGATTAACGAGAGGTTCAAACTCAGCGTCTTGATCACCAATGATCTCTCTTAATTTTTCTGGAAGATCTTCCTTCCTTATCTTAGGTATGTCCATTAGATTGTATATAATTCATAACCTGTTGCCATCCTTGTATGCCATATTAAACCAGCATTGGATGCCTGATTCAGATCAGTTGACCTTAGTATAACATTTCCACTCGGATCTTTCAACTGGAAAGCAACACCAGCAGGGTTAGTTGTCCATGATGTGTTACCAGTACCATTAAACACAGTAGCTACAAGACTATGAGGTCCAGCAGTTACACCAGTTATGTTAAAGGTAGTCAAAGAACTAAAGGAACTGTTAAAGGGTGATGTATTCTGTCCTATACTTCCAACAGAACTACCATCAAATGAAAATGCACCATAGTTATCTGCCATACATTCAAGAGTATAAGTTCCTGCAGTTGGTGCGTTAACATTATAAGTCTGACTATGATTAACACCTTCTAGTGTTTCATTATTAGATGGATAGACTGCATAATCATTCATAAATGCTGGCCATGCAGGGTGAGGTCCAGATTGAACCCATGTACTTGTCTGTTCACCAGAACAAATTCCGTTCTGACATATCTTAATATACCATCCACCAGGATTTCTAATCCATGAATAAGCTAGTGAGTTAGGTGTTGGTTCTCCATCGGTAAGGAAACCAGCAGCAGAGTTAGTACAATTAACAGTCAACTTCAACGTACCAGCAGTCAAAGCTCTTGTTGCTGTGTATGGAGTAGCATATGAACCACCAAAAAAGATACCACCTTGAGCAGTCATGAACGGAGTGGTCTCATTGTTTAAGAACATCGTTGCATTATCATCACACCCAAATGTAAATCCATACGTAGCATTAGTAGGAATAGGTATCTGATATGTGACAGTTTGTTCCTGCAAAGGTAACGTACACTCCATAGGGTTAACCCATACTGCATACTTGTTTGCTTCTTCACTCCAGTATCCACCAGTGTGACTGATTAATGTCTGAGCTCTGATCTCATGTACAGTAAAGTTACCATTACAATCTTGACCATGACCATCAAGTAAACATAATCTCTGTCCTGAATCTTCTACACGAATAGGATTGTTCGCTGGATTCAAATCTGTATATGTAATTGGATATGTTCCAGCACCATTCTGTTCCCATCCTTTAATCTCTTCTCCACCATATGCTCCACCAAAATTACCATCTCCTCTTGTAAAGACCTGTCCATTGACAGTAATCTTATTGACTGATACACCAGCAGTACCAGGATTATCTCCCCATTGAAACTTTAATAATATATTTGCCTTACCTGTACCAGAGAAGACTAAATTCTGTCCGTCAGCAGAGAATGAAGCAGTCAACGTACCTGAAGGTGTTGAAATCTCCTGAACTTCTGACCAAACAGGAAAGGTAACTGGGGAAGACTTCTGTCTTGAGTACTTAGTTACTGCCGTTCCAGTTGCAGTATAAAATGTCCTTGCTCTTATATTAATATCGGAATCTGCTCTAGTACACATGTCTGGTGTGAACTCAGGAATAAAAAATGTATCCTGAAAACCAGGTAAGGGTATAATAGGATCAGGTATTGGTATACCATCTCCATGATGGTTATCATGGCAATCATACCAATTACCATCTTCATCTACCTTACAAAAAGTACTCTTCCAAATTGGTAAACCTGGATCAATATAATCAAAACCATCATCAAAGTGAGTTGGATCATCACCAGTAAGAACTTCTTTCTCTTGATCTAAATCTTCTATTATAATAGCACGACGAGATCTATTAGCAATGTCCTCATCACTTACTGGTGAGTCACATACTGGACCAAAATAACCTTCAGGATAATAAAAACCCACTACAACTGTCTAAGATTCTCTAAGATATATTTATATGCCGTTACTATATCTCCCTTTTCCTTACGGAATAGGTCTTTGTCAAAACTTTCACCGTCTTTCCAGAGTCGCATTCCGTCAGGTGATAGTTCATCAGCCAAGAGTAAATTCTGTCCAGAATCATAACCAAACTCCAATTTAAAATCAACAAGTGTAAGATCCATCCTACGAAAGATCCCCTTTAGTATAGCATTAATTTCTCTTGCGTGGTGTTTCAATGATGCTATATCCTCACCATATCCCATCAACTGTATACGATCTTCTGTAAGTAATGGATCATCTTTCTCATCATCCTTTAGATAGAACTCAACCAATGGCCAATTAATAATATGTCCTTCCTCTAATGTAGTCTGTCTTACTATAGAACCAGCAGCAACATTTCTTACTACAACTTCTATAGGAATGATCTCTACCTTCTTACATGACATAATACTTACAGGATACCTATCGATGTAATGAGTCTTGATACCATGCTCCTCCATCTTCTTAAAAAGTATCTCAGATATCTCACAACAAACAGCACCCTTACCCTCAGGGAAATCTATCTTCCTACCATTACCAGCAGTAACCTTATCCTCATACTGTATTAAGACTACATCATCTTCAGCAGTAGGGAAAACAGTTTTAACCTTTCCTACCAACAATTCGTTCATAGATACCTCTTGCACTATTATTATGTTCTATAAGTTTGTTAACCCAGATGCGTTCAGTTAGGGTAACTTTACGTCCTAATCTAACACGACACGCTATCTCTGACAAGCGGAGTCTGGAGTCTTTGCTTAACATGTTCTATCGCTACAGGTAATGCTGCATATTCTTTTCTTTGTATTGCTTTAGTTAATGTCTTGACATTATCATGAGGTAGAATATCAACCTCGGATTGTAATATTATTTCTCCACCATCTAACTCATCATTAACATAGTGAACAGTACATCCAGTCTTCTTATCACCTGA